CATGTGCGATCGCTGTGGCCAGCAATACAAATTAAAATTGCTTCGTAAAGAGATCATCAAGACAAAGAATTATGACTTGTTGGTTTGCCCTGAGTGTTGGGATCCCGATCAGCCGCAGTTGCAGTTAGGTATGTACCCAGTGGATGACCCGCAAGCTGTGCGTAATCCTCGTAATGATTCAACCTACATTGCAGCGGGCATAAACACTGCCGGTAACCCAACAGGTGGTTCTCGAGACATTCAGTGGGGCTGGGCACCTGTAGGCGGGGCCAGTAATTTTGATACAGAGTTAACACCAAACTACTTGGTGGCAACGACATTTGTTGGTACAGTTACGGTAACTTAAAGGAGTCTAATATGGACAAAAAAGATTTAGCTCAAGACAAGAAGATGATTAAGTCTGCTGTTGGTAAGCACGAGAAAAATATGCACCCCGGCAAGAAGCCTACAAAGCTTAAAGCTGGTGGCCCTACAACCGATGACCGCATGCGTTTAGGACGTAACCTGTCTCGCGCTGCAAATCAGGGGAAATAACATGGCCAAATTTAGCAAAAAAGTTATGGGTAAAGAAGTTGGCGATGCCGCTACCTATGCCGCACCTCATGATATGAAGGGTAAGGCCGTAAAGATGTCGACTAACCCCGGCAAGGATTCCAGCATCAGTAGCCTTAGCACCATGAAAATGAGTGTTGGTAACTACAACAACGGTCAAAGTGAAACCAAAACATCCGGTATCGTCACCCGTGGTAATGGCGCGGCTACCAAAGGCACGATTGCTCGTGGGCCTATGGCATGAATTACACCGCACTCAGCAACGCGATTCAAGCGTACACGGAGAACACGGAAACAGATTTCGTGGCTAATATTCCCGTGTTCGTTACGCAGGCTGAGCAGCGTATTTATAACTCGGTTCAGTTCCCGTCTATTCGCAAGAACGTGACCGGTGTGACCACGGCGAGTAATAAATATTTGCAGTGCCCACTGGACTTCTTAGCTGTGTACTCAATGGCAATCATCAATGCCAGCGGCGAATATGAGTACTTGTTAAACAAAGACGTTAACTTTATTCGGCAAGCGTACCCGCAGCCAACGGACACGGCTATTCCAAAATACTACGCGCTGTTTGGCCCTGCTGTATCTGGCAGTACTATTTCAGACGAATTAACTTTTATTCTTGGCCCTACGCCAGATACATCGTATAGCGTAGAGTTGCATTATTACTTCTACCCAGAGTCAATCACGGTGGCCGCGGATGGCCAGACATGGCTAGGTGATAACTTTGATTCTGTGCTTTTGTACGGCTCTTTGGTTGAGGCTTACACGTACATGAAGGGTGAGCAAGACATGATGGCGCTTTACAACGGTAAGTACCAAGAAGCACTTGCATTGGCTAAACGTCTGGGTGATGGTATGGAGCGTCAGGATGCTTATCGTTCTGGTCAATTTAGACAGGCGGTGACCTGATGGCTATTGTCCAAACCCAGACCACCTCATTTAAGGCGGAGCTTTATCAAGGCATACACGACTTGACAACCGACGTTATCAAGATTGCCCTGTATACGGCCTCCGCTAATTTAAATGAAACAACAACTGCGTACAGTGCGACCAATGAAGTAGCTAATACAGGCACTTATTCTGCTGGCGGGGCAACATTAACACCCATCACGGTATCATCTTCAGGGTACACAGCCTATGTCGGGTTTCCTAACGTATCTTGGACTGCCGCAATAACAGCAAGATGTGCCCTGATCTATAACGTTACCCAAGGTAACAAATCCATAGCTGTTTTGGACTTCGGGTCTGACAAAACATCTACAACCACGTTTACCATCACGATGCCGACCAACGGCCCCACCACTTCGTTAATTCGTTCTTCTAACTAGGAGTCATCATGTCCACAGATAAAATTTCAGCCTCAGATAAATGCGAAGCATCTTGCAGCTACAACACAGCCCCTGCTGATACAGCGACCATTGAAGGCCGCTACGTTGCCGTTTGCTATGACAAAGACGGTAACGTAAAGTGGGAAGACGCTATTGAGAACTTGGTCACAACTGTGGGCAAAAACCTGACATTGGACACCATCCTTGGTAACTCAGCCGCTGGTGCAGTGGTTATGGGCCTTAAAGGTACGGGCACAGCCGTGGTTGCCGATACACAAGCATCACACGCAAGCTGGTTGGAAGTTGGCTTGGCTAACGCCCCTACGTATTCTGGTAGCCGCAAGACCCCAGTATTCAGTGCTGCGGCTTTTGTGTCCGGCACAACTTGCACAAAGTCAACTTCTTCAGCTTCCTCGTTTTCTATTACCTCAACAGGTACAGTGGCAGGATGCTTTATTAACATTGGCGGCTCTGCAACAATTGACAACACCACAGGAACTTTGTTCTCTGCTGGCGACTTTAGCAGTCCTAAAGCAGTTGTTTCGGGTGACACAATCGCAGTTTCGTACTCTTGCTCACTGACGTAAAATGGCTTACGCATGGGGCGACGGCGCTTGGGGTGATGCTGGCTGGGGCGGTATAACTGCCTTTGCCGACAGCGTCTCCGAGTCCGTTGCCACAGCGACATCTGAAGTACCCAATGCCATATTCCCTGTCAGCGTTGCGGAGTCAATTACTTCAGTCAGCGCTTGGGGCGAAGGGGCTTGGGGGGATTTAAGTTGGGGCGGGATTGGTTCAATATCCGAGTCTCAGTCAGTTGAAGCTGGTTTTGCGTTTACGGTTGCTGAGAGTGTTGCTATCAGCGAGACAAATGAGGCGATTACAGGATATACGGCCAATGTAAGTGATACAACGGTTACGAGTACAGCAGAAGTAGTTGCGGCAACTTTTGCGCAGTCGGTCAATGAGTCAGCGGCTACGGCAACGGCAGAGTTTATAGCAGCTATTTTTGCAAGGACTGTAAATGAGTCAGCGGCTACCTCGACGGATCAGATTGTTGGAACGTTCTTTAATGCGGATGTTGATGAAACTACAGCAAGCTCTACGGCTGAAACTGCGGCAACGGCTTATTTTGGCCTTGTTGTAAACGAGACGACAGCGACCTCTACAGTTGAGACAGGCGCAGCGACATTTGCCAAGTTCTTGGATGAGTTAATTGGGGCGGCTACGTCTACGGAATCAGCGGCTACGACTTACAGGCCAAGTGTTCTGGAGACAGCGGCTATTACCTCAAGCGAGTCGGTAAGAAAAACATGGGAAATAATTGATGACACACAGAACGCAAACTGGCAAAATATTGGAAATACCCAAACCGCTGGTTGGACGAATATTGCAACCACACCATAGGAGCATTTAAATGGCAGCTACAACAGGTCAACTGGGGCTATTAACCCCCACGCAGGGCACGCTCTCGGGTACGTGGGGCGACACCGTTAACAATGGTATTACTGAATATACCAACTTGGCTATTGCGGCCACTTTGACGTTAACGGGCGATGGCGCGGTAACTTTAGCAAATACCACAGGCAGTTCTTCGGCTTCTAACATTACGTCCACACTGGCGGGCGCGGGTACAGTAACTGCCCAACACGCAGTTGTTCGTGTATCAGGCGCGTTAACTACAACTAAAGTCATCACAGGCCCGAGCTACAGTAAGACGTACGTGGTGATTAACGATGCTACAGGTGGCTCAGTCACAATCAGAGCAGGCGTTGGATCAGGCGTCACAATTGCCGTAGGCGATAAAGCTTTGGTGGCGTACAACGGTACAGACTACGTGCGCGTAGGCGCATCGGCTGGCGGCTCTGATACACAGGTTCAGTACAACAGCAGTGGTAACTTGGCAGGTTCTGCCAATATGACGTTTGATGGAACCAAGCTGACCGTCGGCAACATTTTAGATTCTGGTCTTACGGCAAGCAAGCCAGTCTTTACAGATGCAAGCAAAAACTTGGTATCTACTGGAACTCTTGGTGCTGACCAAGGCGGCACGGGCATATCCACTACGACTGCGTATAGCGTGGTTTTCTCCGGTACTACAGCTACTGGCCCATTCCAAGCTGCGGCTGGCCCCGGTACAGCTACACACGTTTTGACAAGTAATGGCGCAGGTGCATTACCTACATTCCAAGCACCGGCAGCTTCTGGTTTATCCAGAGCACAAGTCACCACAATTTCTTTAGTTTACGGTTTTTAAGGAGCAATCATGGCTGCACCAAATATTCTCGCTTGCACAACAGCAACGCCTCACACAGTTTCCATCACCCCTGCGGATACTGCACGTAACGCTCTGGTAACAGCGCCAGCTACTGGCTCAGCGCAAAAGATCAACCAGATTACTGTGGCCAACATTGATGGCACTACAGCGTACGACGCGACCATTGAGTTGCGTTTGGCTGATGGAACAACTTACCGCGCCCTTGGCTCCACAATCTCTGTGCCAGCCGACGCTACTCTGATTATGTTGGACAAGACTACGATGTTGTATTTGCTAGATACCAGCGTGACTGGCGAAGCAAGCACATTGTGGGCAACCAGCAGTACAGCAAGTAAGTTGACTTTCACAGTAAGCTACGAAACCATCACACCGTAATAGGGGGGCATCATGCCACTACGTCCTCCTGCTGGGTTTATCTCAGCCTTTTACGATCCGCTTAGAAACCCTAATGCGCCGGTTCCCGGAACTCCGGTTGCGGGTGATTCTTCTGCGGAGATTCCTGTTTCTGGGCCTTTGAATCAGGGTGGCTCTGCTGTTACTTTGTACTCGGCCATTTCAACGCCCGGATCATTTATTGGCTCTGCGGCGTCTTCGCCCGTCACCGTTACAGGATTGACCAATGGTTCGTCCTACACATTTATTGTGTGGGCTACAAACAGTTATGGCCCAAGTGCATATAGCGGGGCTAGTTCTAGCGTGACCCCCACTTTACAGCGCGGGTTATTTGCTTCTGGGTACACCAGCTCTGGTTTTAATAATGTAATTGACTATATCTCAATATCTACTACAGGAAACGCTATTGATTTTGGGGATTTTACCAATCGTTATTTGACCGCGGGTTGCGCATCCTCAACCAGAGGGCTTTTTGGTGGTGGCGAAGTTAGTGGCAGTTATACCGCTGGTACTAGTTATGTAACCATTGCAACTACTGGAAATGCTATTAGTTTTGGAAGTTTAACTCAAGATAGACGGTCACTTGGTTCCTGTTCGTCATCTACAAGAGGTGTATTTGCGGGGGGTACTCTTTCAGGGCCCCCCTATGCTTCTAATGTTATGGACTACTTTACTATCGCATCGACTGGTAGCGCTACAGATTTTGGCGATTTGACTGAAGGAAGCTCCGCAAGCACTGGGGGGTGCGGCTCTTCAACTAGGGGCTTGATTGGTGCTGTGACTTTATCCGGGATAAGCGGCAACGGAATTGACTATATTACTATTGCTTCAACGGGCAACGCTATAAACTTTGGCGCTTTGACCGGGGGTTCTTCTAGAAATTATGTTGCCGCCGCGTCTAATAGCACTCGTGCAATTTTTGGAGCAGGAGGGGCATCAGCATCAAATATAATTGATTATGTAACAATTGCCACCACAGGCAACGCTACAAATTTTGGTAGTCTTTTGTCTAATATAAATATGAGCGCTGGTGTTGCCTCAAGTATTAGGGCGGTTTTTGGCGGTGGCGATCCAGTAACAAATGTGATTCAATATGTCACAATTGCCACAACAGGCAATTCCACAGACTTTGGCGATTTAACTGTAGCTAGATATGGCTCAGCTTCCTGTTCTAACTGCCACGGGGGTATATAAATGCCAAGCTATTCAGGTGTATGGACACTCACTGCGCAGTACCAAGCCGTTGGTGCTGGGACATGGCCAAGTGTTATTAACACTTCAAGCCGAGGTATTTTTGGGGGGGTTACTACTTGGAATAACGTGATTAACTACGTCACTATTTCATCTGGGGGTAATGCTACAAATTTTGGAACCCTTCTTAGCCAAGGCACCGGTGGGCCGCAGTATATTGCCGCAGGAGTAGCTTCCTCAACTCGGGGTATTTTTGCCGGGGGTCGTAGTTCAACTCCAATTGATCTAAACATAATTCAGTACATTACTGTCGCGACTACCGGTAATGCCGTAGATTTTGGAGATTTACTTACTACGTTGTATTCATTGACAGGTTGTTCTAATTCAACTCGTGGTATTTTTGCAGGGGGTTATACCCCTAAAACAAACGTCATTCAATATGTAACCATAGCATCTACGGGCAACGCCACTGATTTTGGAGATTTGCTTTCCACCCGTGCGGAATTGGCTGCGTGTGCCTCTACAACCCGGGGGGTGTTTGGTGGCGGAGATGGCCCTACAAACGTAATTGAGTACGTAACAATTGCGTCCACAGGTAACGCCACTGATTTTGGTGACTTAACTGTTGCCAGAGGTTATTTGGCTGGGTGTGCATCTGCTACTAGGGGTTTGTTTGGCGGAGGTAGAAACAACCTTGGCACTCCTTTTAACATAATAGATTACATCACTATTGCCACCACAGGTAACGCCACAGATTTTGGTGATTTAACACAAGCTAGAACCGGCCTTGGGGCTTGTTCTTCTTTGGTTACAGGCGTGTTTGCGGGGGGGTCAAGTGTTAATTTGATTGACTTTGTGACCATAGCCACCACGGGGGATGCAGCCTATTTTGGTGATCTGACGAGCTTTATGAACGAAGGCGGCGGACTTTCTAACTGTCACGGGGGTCTATAAAAATGGCAATCTCTTCATGGAACGCGGGCATTATCAGACCCGTACCCGTACCTCCTGCTGGGCCGTATCAAGACGGAGCGGCTCCCGGTGTGTGGACGCTGGATCAAGCGGCATTTTGGACTAAACAAGGACTGTGGCCCACTGCTGGTAATCTTGCGCCTGTTGGTTTGTTTGCGGGTGGTTGGACGGGGTCGCAATCCAATGTAATTGATAGAGTTGTTATTTCATCAGCCGGAAACGCAATAGACTTTGGCGACCTTAGTGAGTCTCGTGGTTATATGTCCAACGGGGGAAGTGGTTCGTCTATAAGAGGCGTATTTGGTGGTGGTTTTAACGGTTCTGCGGACGTAAACACGATAGATTATGTAACCATTGCTTCGGCAGGCAATGCAATTGACTTTGGAGACTTGACACTTGCTAATGAAAATGCTGCATCTTGCTCCAATTATGTTAGAGCAGTTTGGGGCGGGGGTAACGGAACCTTGACAAACATTATTGCCTACATAACAATTGCCTCGACAGGCAATGCCATAGATTTTGGGGATCTTGCTTCTCAAGTAGGCGGTTGTGCCGCTTTTGCATCATCCGTGAGAGGTGTTTTTGCAGGGGGTGAAAGTGGTACGTTTGGGAAAATAAACGTAATTCAATACATCACTATCGCCTCTACAGGCAATACGACTGACTTTGGCGACCTGCTTTCTGAAAGGTCTTTTGCGTCTGGGTGTGCGTCTTCTACAAGAGGCTTAGTGGGCGGCGGGGTTGCTCAGTCCGGTTATTCTCCAAACAACATTATTGAATATGTAACCATCGCAACCACCGGTAACGCTACAGATTTTGGTGACTTGACGGTTGCGCGATATGGTACTTCCGCAGTGGCTTCTGATGTAAGAGGCGCATGGGGTGGGGGAACAACTGGTTCTGCCTCAAATGTCATTGACTACGTAACAATTGCCTCAACGGGCAATGCAACAGATTTTGGAGACTTGACAGTTGCTCGTTACTATTTGGCATCCTGCTCTTCAGGAGCCGCCGCTGTCCAGCCTACACCAACAAGTTCTGCAATAGCTTTATTTGCAGGTGGAAACGTGACAAGCATACCCACTTCAATTATGCAGTACTTGAATATTGCTACAACTGGAGACACGTATTTGTTTGGTGAGTTGACTGCCGCAAGATATGCCGCTGGTGGTTGTTCGTCTTCTACTAGAGCGTTGTTTGCTGGCGGTTTAAATTCAGGCTTTGCGTATCTAAGTTCAATTCAGTACATTGAGTACGCAACGGGCGGCACAGCCATAAGTTTTGGATCATTAACATTAGCCCGTGAAAATGTAAGTGGGTTTAATTCCTCAACCCGTGGCGTATTTGGTGGCGGTGATTATTCTGGGGGCGATTCAAATATTATTGATTACGTAACGATTGCCACAACAGGTAACGCCATTGACTTTGGTGATATGACGCAAGAAAGATATGCTTATGGTGCAATGTCTTCGTCAACTAGAGGTTTATTTGGTGGCGGTTTTTCAGGTGTTAGATTTAATATTATTGAATACGTCACTATAGCTTCAACAGGTAATGCTACCGACTTTGGTGATTTAACTAACCCCACTAATGCTATGACCGGGACAGGATCCAGTACTCGCGGTCTTTTTGCTGGCGGTGCTGCTGGTGGCGTTGTTACAAATGTGATTGAGTATGTAACAATTGCCTCAACCGGCAATGCCACAGATTTTGGCGATTTAACCTCTGCTAGAAGCGGTTTAACTTCTGCATCTTCAACCTTAAGGTCTGTGTTTGCTGGTGGCAATACTGGTAGTGCAACAAACGTGGTTGATTATGTAACCATAGCGTCAACGGGTAATGCAGTTGATTTTGGTGACCTTCTAAACCCAACAATTCAACCTGCTGGTTGTTCTAACTCCAACGGTGGTTTATAGTATAAGTCCCAACAACAGGAGAACCACTTGAACGACCTCATCATCAGCAACATCAATACGGCTTTAACAACTGTAAAGCCTGAGTACAACGTCATGTTGAGCAACATTGACGCTAAGATGCCAGCGGTAGTGCGTGACACAAGTAACTTCCATAAAAGCCATTCGCAGTTCATGCAGGTGACTTTGGATGTTACAGCCATCACGCCAATCCGTAGCATAAAACATACACTTGCTGAAATTGATCGCACCCGCGCCGCGCTTCAAGAAGCCTACATCAATATGCGTAAGAAGCAGGTTGAGATGAAGAAGAAAGAGCGCGACCTTGCTGCCTGCGAAGATCCGTTTGACCGCGAGATGCTTGAGATTGAGATTCTTGAACTAGGCTCACACCTTGACGGCACACAGAACGCAGTCAATGGCGCTATCCGTAAGATGAACTTCATGGTCAACCAACACGCCCAGTTGCTGGAAGCTGTTGGCAAGAATGAGATCACCGAAGAAGACTACGAAAAGGAAGAGTCCCGCTATCACATCATGACCTGTATGAAGCAAGCCCTGAATGCGGCGCGTTCACGCAGTGGCATGATTGACGAAGGCAACCTGATCTATTTGTTTGACTTGGGTATCAACGCCGCTCAAGCGCAGGCCGAAGTGTTTGCCTACTTGAACATGGAGAACCAGCTTATCTCCAACGGCAACGCTCCTACGCACGAGATGACCATGCGCTGGCTTGAGGCTTGTGCTGACAAGTGGGAAAAAGACCCTGAGACGTTTGCCGCTCGCCGTGGTTTCTCTGTGTTTGATCCTACGTCTTTGACTAACACACCGCAGTTGGAAAACAAGTAATGCACCTAGTCGTTGGCACACCATGTTATGGGGGGATGATGTGTACTGAGTACACGGAGTCCCTGCTGGCGCTTAAGGAAGCCTGCTTGGTTAATAGCATCAAGCTAACGTGCATATTCCTTGGGAATGAGAGTCTGGTGCAACGTGGCAGAAACACCATAGCGCATCACTTCATGCAGATGCAAGATGCAACCCACCTAATCTTTATTGACGCTGACCAGAAGTTTGTGGCAAACGACATTGCCCGAATGATTAAAGCTGACAAAGGTATTGTGGGTGGCCCAGTCCCTATGAAGGGGATTAACTGGGATAGGGTTCGTCAGGGCGCTGTTCTAAACCATCCTGCCTTGCACAAGCTCACTGGCATCTTTAATTTAAACAAGCTGGACGGTCACGAGATGATTAGCCCAGACTTGCCGTTTCAGGTAAAGCATATTGGCACAGGATTTATGTTGATCCGCCGCGATGTTTTTGAGAAACTACAGCCTC